TGTCGGGGTCGTCGTAGGTGATGACGGCGTCAGCGGCGGTGGTCGCCTCGCCGGTCTCCGCCGCGGCGTTCGCGTGGGTGACGGCCCGCACGAACTCGACGACGTCGGCGTCGGTGGTCGCGTTGATCACCAGGTCCCGGACGGTCAGCTGCGGCTGCACGTACGGCACGTAGAGGCCGGTGTAGTCGGTCTCGAAGAAGGCGCCACCGGAGGTCGCGTCGCCGCCGGTGATGAGCGCGTCGACCGGGAACTTCGCCGACTCGAGGTTGGTGTGGTCGGAGATCTTGCCGTCGGGCGCGATCTGGTCGAGCCACGCCTTGAACTCCGCCGAGGCGAGGACCTGGGCGGCCGGGCCGCCGGGCTTCTTGGCCTGCGGCCGCTCGGGGATCTCGGGGGCGAACGCTGCACCCTGGCGCTCGGGCGTGGCCGCCCAGGCCTGGAGCTCGCCGAACTCGCGCTCCTTCTCGAGGAGCGCCTTGAGGTCCTCGAGCTTCACGAGGTTGGCCTCGAACTCGTCGGCCTTCTCCTTCGACTCGGCGAGCGACTTGCCGTCACCCGCTTCGGTGTGGAGGAGCTCGGCGTTGCGCGTCGCGAGACGCTCGAACTCCTGGGCGATCACGGAACTCTTCATGGTTGGGGCCTCCTTGGCCTCGTCCCGTACGGACGGGAGTTGAAGCGCCCACCCGAGGTTCGGGCGGCACGCGCTGGCAGGCCGCCCGGGTGGGCGGCCTGGTTGACCTCTGCGGGGTTCGCTTCGGTCAGGTCCTGGTCGAGGCGACCAGGTGCCGGAACGCGTCGATCCGAGGAGCAGGGGTGCTCTCCAGGTCGTCGGGGTCCGGGATCTCGGCGAGCGGCGCCGGCGACGGCGGCTCGGTGGAGGGGGCCGGGATGGTCGGCGCAGGTGCGGCGGCGCGGCCGGCGAACGTGAAGACCGACAGGTCGTAGCGGTCCTTGACCGCCGCCTCGTCGGGGGTGGGCGTGAGGTCGGCGACGCTGTCGGCAAGCCCGGCGGCCACGGCCTCCTCGGCGGAGTACCAGGACTCGGCGGTCATGGCAGCGCGCCAGGTGGCGACGTCCGTGCCCGCCTTCGCGGCGTAGATCGAGGCGATGTTGTCGGAGACGTGGTCGAGCAGCTCGCCCATCGCCCGCATGTCGGCGGCGTTGCCGACGCAGACGCCCCAGGCATCGTGGATCATGAGCTCGCTGTTGGGGGCCATGATCGTTTCGTCTGCAGCGCAGGCGATGAACGAGGCGGCCGACGCTGCGATGCCGTCGACGATCACCACGATCCGGGCCGAGTGGGCACGGAGCGCGTTGACGATGGCGATGCCCTCGAACACCTCGCCGCCGGGCGAGTTGAGGTGCACCCGGATCTCCTCGACCTTCGAGGGCATCTCGTCGAGGGCGGCGGCGAGCTCCTTGGCCGAGATGCCCCAGTACTCGCCCCAGGAGTCGACCGGGTCGTAGATGCGCAGCGTGGCCACCCGGCCGTCGACCTCGACGGTGGGGACCTCGGCACGGATCGGGGCGGTTGGGGGGGTACGGCGATCGAGGGCCCGGAACACGAGGCCGAGTCGGTTGTGCTTCATGCGGACGCTCCCGTGGTGATGGCGGCGGCGGTCTCCGGCGGGCTCGCGTAGAGCGATGCGGGGACCATGTTCATGGGGTTGAGGTAGACCGCTCCCTCGCCGTCGGGCAGCGGGTTCAGGTCCTCGAGCTCGCGGATGTCGTCGACGCACAGCCAGCCCCACTGGCGGGCGAGTGCGTAGGCCTGGAACCGGGCGAGCGTGTCGCCGCGCAGGAGCGCTGCGAGGTTGAACTTGAGGTGTTGGCCGGGTCCGAGGAGCCCGGCGGCGAACACGGCCTGCTCGATCCGGGTGACGGTGGGCAGGATCCCGTCGCCGACGTACTCGATGCCCTGGTGCTCGATGTTCGAGAACGTGGCGCGCTCGAGGTCGCCGATCTTGTGCGGCGGCTGACGGTAGATGCGGGCGATGTCGCGCAGCTGGTAGTTCCGCGATTCGAGGAACTGCGACGCCTCGTTCGAGATCGTCAGCGGCACCCACTTGGCGCCACCGAAGAGGACGCCGGGCCGGTGAGCGTTGGCGAGCCCGGTGTGGTCTCGGGCGATCCCGTCCTGCATGTCGGTGATGACCTTGGTGTCCGGGATGCCCGCCTCGGCGGGCAGCTCGACGATGCCCGACGGGGTGGCGCCGTTGCCGAAGAACGAGGCGCCGAACTCCTCAGCGGCGATCGACAGGCCGATCGAGTGAGCGTGCTGCTCGATCGGCGACAGACCCCGGAGCCGGCCGGCGAGCGAGAATCCGGTGATGTGGACGATCTCGTCGGCCTCGTAGGTGGTGCCGGCGTAGCGGTAGCGCTTCGGGTTGATCGTGGTCTGGCCCCGCTTGGGCGGGTCCCGGAACACGTCGGTCTGCTGGGGCGGCAGGATCCACACCTCGCTGATGCGGCCGAGCCGATCGCGGCCCACCCACCAGAAGGCGTTGCCGTCGATGTCGACGCTCGCGACGGTGCGCTCGATCAGCTCGAACGGGGTGGTCTCCGAGTTGGGCTTCTCGAGCCAGGCCGGTGCTTCCTGGCGGATGCGGGACGTGCCCTGGTACTCGACGACCCGCATCGGGAGCTTGGCGATGTCCTCCGATCGGTTCCGGACGCACGCCCACACCGCCCCGTGCTGCATCGCCCGAGTCGAGTTGACGGTGACACCGGTGCGGGAACGGGTGCCGAACCGAGGCACGTTCATGTTCGTGAACGGCTCCTCGGTGACGGTGAGGGCCTTCGCGATCTGGCGGAGCCGGCTCACTCGACGACCTCAGCATCAGGGTCAGGCTGTGAGTCGGGGTCGGGGGTGAGCAGGTCGCGCTCGACGCCCGCACCGACGACGACCACGCCCAGGGCGATGACCCCGGCGCCGGGCCCGAAGACCATGGCGATGCCGGCCACGACGATGAGCAGGCCGAAGTAGATCAGGATCATCATCGCCCCTCTCGTCGGGGTAGGAACTCAGCGGGAGGTGGCGGAGTGGTAGCCGACCTGTACGGGACCGTCCGGGACGTTGTTGGCGTGCCAGCACGCCCGGTCGTAGGCGACCACCGCGCCGATGGCGCAGTCGATCTTGCGGGGGCTGTCGGCTGACTCCTTGGTGATCACGTCGCCGCCGTGGGCCTTCTTGGGGACGGCGTTGCGGAGGTGCCTGGCGATCACCGGGTTCCCGTCATGGGTGAGCGGTAGGGCCGCCATGTCCTCGTCTCCGCCGGCGACGCCGGCGTAGAAGCGGGTACAGGCGGGGACCATGCGCTTGGTCTGGTTGGTGGGGAACTCGACGACGACGTCGCCGTAGGTGGTCTCCCACTGCTCGATCTCGTCGTGCCAGCCCGGTGGGTCCGGCGCCAGCTCGACGACTTCCCACCTCGACATCGCTTCGTCGAGGGCGACCTTCACGTCACCACGGGGAACCTTCCAGCCATCGCCGGCGTTGTCTGGACGCTCCCACACGGCCACGAGGAACACGTGCCCGGCGAGGGTGCAGCCGATCAGGCAGGTGGAGTCGCGGCGGTAGGAGCCGTCGAACGCGAGCACGACCTTCGTGCCCTTGGGTGGTTGGACGAGATTCTTCGGGTGGCGACGCTTCTCCCAGGCGCCTTCGGGGAGCCAGTGCCCGCCGCCTCGAGCGAACGCCGCGAGCCAGTAGCGGCGGATCTCGTGGAGCGGGTACTTCTTGGTGATCAGGTTGTCGGCCCGGGCTTCGAGATCGACCCACGTGGCCGGAGTGGCGTCGCGCAGCGCCGCGAGGAGGAGGCGCCGGTTGAGCGATCCGTCCTTGTTGGTGATCTTGCGATCGGGGGCGGTGCCGTAGTGGAGGAAGTAGAAGCTCGGATCGTCGACCTCGCCGGTGGCGACCTTCTCGCCGTAGGTGGCGAGCTGGCCGATCAGGCTGTCGGGGTCGGCGTCGTCTGGGGTGGAGATGTTGAGCTCGAGACCGTTGGCTCGCTTCTCCAGGCCCTGGAACACGACCAGG